TTCTCTTTAGTGATAACAATGCCCTCAATCGTCTTGCCAACGTAGTCCATTGGGTCTTGATCTAGCTGCCAACAAGTCTCTGCCAGCGAGTGGATTGCAGTGCCGATCTGGGCTGCCTCGCCTGATTCCTCTTTAGGTACTTTCAGCGATAGGCGTGCTGATGCGGGGCAAGCTATCCAGCGGGATGCTGATGATGGACGGAGTAAGAGTTGCTTCATTTGTCGCTTTCGTTTATGAGTAATTGATAGGCTAGGTTGCGTACTTCAGAACTGACTGCGTGGCCAAGGTCTTCTGGCGTCACTAAGCGCTTTAAGAATTCCGTCTTAGCGCGTGCTGCACTGCGCTCTTGATCTAGCGTTATGCCTAGCGAAAACGCCAGTTCACGCAAGCCTTGTATGTCTTCAATGTTCATTTTTAGTCTCCACAAAAGCAAGAAATTGCTTCTTCATTAGGGTCAAACATATCGGATTGTTCTGCGGCAAATTTAGACATTGAAGCGTAGCTGGGCCGGTCGGAACGGAACACCGCACCGCTTGGCTTGGACGCTAACGCTAACGCTAACGCTTCCATCCTCGCCCACCATACAGCACGTTCTGGCTTCTCCGCTATTAGGGATAACACCTGTGCGCCGCCCTTGAGAAAACATAAATCGCAATTGCCGTGCATAGTCACGCCGTTATTGTTCGGCAGTCCAAGATCAAAGGTCTGCGCCTTCCAAAATGCGCCCACATCCTCCTTGGTTACACCGGCTGTCACAAGAGGAATGCGCGACTTGTCAGCAATCTTGGCGGCGCGGCGCTGCTCATCAGCCCTCATGCCAATCATGCTCATGTTCTCCGCTTCCGTCTTGGTGTCGGCCATACCCAACGACAGCAAGTAGCGGCCAATCGGGCGAATCTTTAGATCAATGGTGCAGAATCGAGTAACTGGATTTGGCAGGTAATTACGCTTGCGAATCAATGCCTCAAACGGCTCGCCATCTCTACTGGCGCTGTCAAAGTCTACGATCTCAAACTTGGATTCTGTGTCGCGGAACTCCAACCAAGTAATTGGCACGTTCCAATTCACCGAGCAATCTTGTACAAATTTCAAGGTTGCCTCATTTTCCTTGCCAGTATTGGCAAAGCAAACGATAGCCTCTGCTGGCAACCCTCCATTGCTTTGCAATACGCGCCAAAGCATATACGCTGACGTGCGCCCACCGCTAAACGATATGCACGTTGGCTCGGTGATCTTGAACGGGTCAAAGCTCATTTGTTCACCCTCAAATACCACGCGCCTATAAGCACAGCATCAGCGCGTCCGTCATCCTTAACCCGCGCAAAACGCTGCTGCTGGCTCGGGTACAGTTCGCAGGCTCTAGACCGTGATGCGTCCTTGCCTACTCCACGCCCTATGCCCTTAGTCCAGACTGATGGCATGACGTAGGTCACCGGCAGCTCGTACGCCGCGAGGATGCCTTCTATCACGCCAAAACTGCGTCCAAAGCTAAACATACTTGTCACCCCTTGCCCTGGCATTGCGAAAACGCGCTCCACGACAACGTGACCAGGGTCATATTCCTTGAAGATGCCAGCCAGCGCGGACGCTGAAATCTGCCTCTTAGTCTTGGCGTTGCGTACCAATTCATGCGTTGGCGTGTCAATGATGTCGTGCAAGGTATCGCCGATAAACACGGCAATGGCTCCCGACAACCCTGGGTCAATGGACATTACGATCTTGGCGCTCATGGCTGCTTTGCCGCTATCAGCGCGTCCACGGCATCGCTTAACTTGGAGATGCTGCTGTACAACGGAACCGTCTTGCCGGTGCTCCAGCGCGATAGCTGGGCAGGGTCCACGCCTGCCGCTTGCGCTATATCGTTCATCTTGAACCCGTTTTCCTTGGCCCGTAGGCGAATTGCCTCTATTGCTTGCTCTGTTGACGTAACCATTGTGCCTGTACCCCTTAATTGATTAATGCGTCCATTCTAGACCTGTTTTTTGACTAGATAGGCAATTAATTTGCATACCCAAGGGTAAATACCTACTTAAAACAGTTGATGAAGTAGTCAATTCATGTAAGATGTGACCTGTCAACAACCAGCAAACAGGATACAAAATGACACCATATCAAGCAGCCGAAAAAATGCAAACAGCATTTTGCCAAGGCGATTTTCCAAACGTAAGCGGCATTCTTGGTGATGATTGGGCATCTGGTCGCAATCTCTACACCGCCGAGGCTTACAAACGCGCAGCCTACGAAACCGCAGACTCCAAGTTTGGAGAACTGCCTTTTCGTCACGAGTCGGAATAATTCTTTAACCAACCCACGGGGCTACGGCCCCATCTTTAGGAGATCACTATGCGTTACCGCGAACACTACACCATCCAACCCGTCTACCGCAAGTGGGCAGACATTGCCCTTGCCGTGGCCATCGGAGTCGGTCTAGCTTTTTTCTTCTTAATGGGAGCGTAACTATGTCCGAGTCCATGCAAATGCAGATTGATGAGGTTGTCGAGGAGCTGTCCCCTCAACCTGGTTCCTTTGGTATGTTGACATCTCAGGATGTCCGCGAACTGGTACGCCGTGCCGCCACTAAGGGAACGCTAATCGGTTACGTTGTTGGCGAGAAACTGACCGCTATCAGGTTCAAGAACCAGATCAGCGAATGCTATCAAGAGTACGAAAACTTGAAGTCTCATTGCAAGCAACTGGAGTTAGAAATAATGGAGTTGAAGCGGTGAGAAAGCGCAGCTCGTACCGGCCCAAGCCGCAGCACCCCAACCCTGTAGCCTGGTTAATGAACGGGTTTAAGCCTGTCTCGCAGGCTGGCATTGTCAATGTGCAGATCAAGAACCACTCTGCTATCGATGCGCTGAGAAAGGGAGTTGCTGACCGCGAGGATGTTGACTGCATCATTGAGGCTCTGAACATTGCCGAAGCACTTCAGCGGCTGGGCATCGGTGATGAGTACAGGGATGAGGTCAGAGCCGCACAGGACGCGCTATACGCAGTCTCAAAGCGCGGGATAGACCGAGAGTACCGCTTTGTGCTTAAGGCGCAGGAATTGGTTGCAATCAACCTCGGCATGGAAGTACATGATGCCCAGCTTGAGGTGACTAGCATCAAGCATATGGAGGATGCGCTCAACATGGTTAGGGATGAAATCAAGAACCGCCGTGCGCGGGTAATTATGGAGAAAACAGAATGAAATTTTTAAAGTTTTTGAAGGACTATTACAGAGAGTTAACGCCAACCGAGGTCATCCAGCGTGAACTGGCGCAGGCCCATCTGGACCGGCTAGAGGCTGAAGGTGCAGTTGAGTACGCCCAAGCGGTGCTTGACTTGAATATGACCCGTATAGAGCGTTTAAAAGCACGTTTAGGAGAGTACAAATGAAAGAGCAAGACAAAGCCTACATGGTGAAAGACGCACCCGAGCCGTATGACCCTGACCCAGCAGACGAAGTTTTTGCGTCTGTCAAATTGCTGGTGGCAATAGTAGCTGTAGTCGGTGTAATGGGTATGTTGTTTGCAGCATGGTGGGGGAAGTTATGAACTACATTGAACTAGCAAAGCAAGCGGGTTTGAAACGACACCAAGAACAAGCGCCGGGCATTGATGGCGTAGTGGGTAACTGGGAAGACCTTGAACGCTTTGCCGCCTTGGTAGACGCAGCAGCCCGTGCTGATGAGCGTGAAGCATGTGCCAAGCTGTGCGATGAAGTCGGCAAAGAAAGCGCAAGCCATTGGCCCTACAGGTTTGCAAACATGATTAGAGCAAGGGGAACAACATGACAGGCTATTACTGCGTAGTATGCGGTAAATTTTTACCAGCAGATGAGCATGGCGTTATCGTGCATGACGATATTCCGCACCCTATTGATATGGACTTTGGAGATGAGGAGAAGCCGCAATGACACCTTTGATACGGGAAATGGTAAAGATGGTGTCTGTATCTAAACTTGACCCAACGCAGATGCAATGGTTTGATGTGACGGGAGCAATCAAAGAATACATTGGCTACGACCAAAAAAAGTATTTACTGCATCCAGCACCCTACAAAAACATGATGCTGTGTGGAAAGACAGCGCAGGGTGACTTTATGTTGTCAGTGCTTGCGGAGCCAGCGGCAACCATCGTGACGGGTTGGATTATGAAGCCAACTGGGTACAAGACCCTTGGGACTTTTTTGTTTGCTGAAGACAATGGAGAACCAAAAACGGGCGAAGTTGACAAACCAATTGACCCGCAAGACCAGTCAATGATGTGTGCAATTGTGGCTATGTTTTACGCCTCACTGGATATGAGAGTTGAAGCGTATGTCCCAACAGCAAAAGACACATTCACAAACCGCCGCAAGATTAAAGAAGGCAAGTTGCCCACATACGACTGGCACACGGTAGTGATTGAGCCGCCCAAAACAAGCCAAGAACACCAAGGTGGGACACACGCAAGCCCACGCAGGCATCAGGCAAGGGGACATTGGCGCACATATAAATCAGGCAAACGGGGGTGGGTTAAAGAGTGCTGGCGGGGTGATGCAAGCAAAGGAACGGTATTTAAAGATTATGAATTAAGGGGAACAACATGACAGGCTACGAAAGCAAAAAGGCTATGGCGCAAGCAAAACTAGACAGCATGGAACGTGAAGCATTGAAGCTGGCGCTTGATTTAGCAACAATGCACCACACCGATGACGGGTATGCTGAATTGCGGTCAAAAGTTCGACAGTTTGCCAAAGAAGCCTTGGCACAGCCAGCGCAGGAGCCTGTGGCGTGGTATCACAACGACTTTGGCGTGGTGGAATTGAGCCGCATTCCCCGCGCTGGATGGAAGCTACTTACCACCCCACTACAGCCAGCGCAGGAGCCTGTGCGTGAAGCATTGAAGCTGGCGAAAAACCTACTAGATCGCTGCGAAACAGAAATGAGATATGCAGGATGGACAACTTTGGAGACAGACAATACGCAGCGACAAGAACTTTATATTGAAGTGCAAGCATGGTTGAAGGAGAAAAACAATGGATAGCAGAGACGATTACTACAAACGCTACGACGACTTGTACGTTGTATACCTTAACGGCGTATACGATGGCAAGAAGGCAGCACAAGCTGAATTTGAACGAGGACGGGAACAAAACTTTTGCGAACGCTGCGGTAAGCGCACAGCAGACCTGACTGTTATCCATACTTGCACACCACCAAAGGAGAAGAACACATGACTATTGGACGATTTGCAAATGGCAGCGACAGCAAACGCCGTGTGCTTGGCCTTGCTGGAGAATGGGAGCGCAGGCAAAAGCTACCAGGCGAGGCAGAGCCTTCAACAATCTCAATCTGGAAGCAGCCCGTGTACGAACCGCCAAAGATGGATACACCACGCCCTGGTGCTAACGATCACCTCAAAATCAGGAGCAGGGGAAGATGAAATCGGTACGCGAATCAAGAATACTTGACATTCTTTCGCGTAAGGATATGTCTACAGCCGAGTTATGCGTCCTGGTCCACTGCACCCAAAGATCAGCCCAGCAACTGCTTGCAAGACTACGCAGACAGGGGCTGGTCTACAGATCAGGCTGGAGGCGGCAGCCAGACGGGATTGCTGCCGTGTTTAGTGCCGGTATCGGTACTGATGCGCCAAAGCCACCACGGACCACTGAAAAGGAACGCAAGGCACGACAACGCAAGGAGGAGACAGCGGAGGATAAAGAGTTTCGCAAGGCAAGGGAACGCGCATCAAAGATTAAGCCTCGGCGCGATCCTTTTACTACGGCCTTCTTTGGCTCTTACATCAAGACAGAAACAGAGCCAGTTCAGTAAGGCCGAGTCCCTTTTGCGTCAATGATTAGAACCTGGCCCCGAGGTTTTCCCTTGGTGTCATTGGGTATGCTAATGTGAGTCCAGCGATCAAACTCGCGGATCAATTGGTCAAAAGGCAGTTTGGCTGCAATGATTGCTTTGACTACAGCATCGGGGACCATACCAGGTACACGAATATCAGCAGCGCAGCCTATCCGGTGCTGGCTAGTGTCCTTGCTGCCTACGGCATCATTTACTTGTTTGCATCTAAATGCGCTGTTAACCATGACCGGCTTGCCGCCAATAGCGACTTTAACTTGCTCCAAAAGGCCAGCCAAGCGTTTGAGATTTTCTGTTTCAGTAGCGTTAGGCTCATTTTTAAACTCTCGGTGATCGGTGGTAGTCAGTTCTTCTAGCGTGAAATTGGGTGTCAAGTTCATTTATAACCCCTCATTTTTTCGTATTGGTCAATGCAGGCGTTAAGGTTGCGGATGGCTTGATCTCCTCGGCTGGTGAGATCGACAAGAGCCTGAGCAACTCCTGAGTCAAGTTCGGCTCTTGTTTCTGTATTTCCACTGGTAACGGTGGTATCTGCGGAGGTATGTACTGGGCAGGCGGGGGCTTTGACAGAAATGAACAACTTGCGCTCACCAGTGGCAATATCAGTACGCAGCTTAGTCTCTTTAGCTTTTGCAACATCGTTGGATTTCCTTAAAGTTTCCGCATACGTCTGGGCAACCTCAATCATGCGTTGTTCTGTTTCCCGTGCCTGTTCGTTTAAACGGGCAATCTCAATTTGCTGTTGGGCTTCCTCGTCACTTGAACCCTTCCAATACCCGCTTCCAAAACTGCCAAGCAGGGCAAGTAAAACGCCAAGAATTACCCAAGGGTTAAGCAAACTCACGGTTTATTGACCTCTTCATCGTCATGGGACAGCTTGATACCAGCCAGCAAACCAATGAACCCACCAACCACGGTCTGGAATGCTGGGCTGATAAGTTTAAAGATTTCGTTGTTGTCAACTTTTTGATCAAACAACCCAAACATTAAAGTAAACACCATACTGCACACCACAATGCACAAAGTAGAGGCAACCATCAGGGTTACCTTGTACGTAAGTTTTCCTCTTAATGTTTGCTCCATACCTACCCCTTATGGTTTGGGGGGTTCGTCGGTTTTCATCATAGCGTCAGTCTTGTCCTTGCTCGACTTGCTCGATCCATAGAAGAACGAAATGATGGTGGCAACTGCTGTACCCAACAGAAAG